AAGAAGGCCAATCTCTTTGATACGAAAGCAACCATATCTGCTTTCTTGTTGTCATGCGCTATTAGTGCGATTTTCATAAATATCTATTTTAGTCGGGGTGGCAGGATTCGAACCTGCGGCCTCCACGTCCCAAACGTGGCGCGATAACCGGGCTACGCTACACCCCGTTCGTGTAACTCTTTTTTCTTTTGAGGAAGATCTCCCTCTTCGATTTGCCTTAATAAATAAAGAGAATTGCTAGTTCTAAATAACCAGTAATTCTCTCTTGATTCTATAATTTCTTGAACTGCTGTTGTCTGCCATGTAAAAAAATCATTGAATGGCGACATCAGAAGACTTAACCCCTCTTTTGGGAATTTATGTCTTTTTTTATACGTGCGATCGTCACTAAACTCTAACCAAGTAACCTTTGCTGATATTTTTTGAAAGCCAGGTTCTTCTGGTTTTGTCAATATCCACTTAGGTTCACCTTCAGTCAGGCCAATTAATTCAGCCTGATTTCGATCAATCTTAAATTTACCATCTTCATCATAACCTAAGATGAGTTTGGGTTGACATCCGCCTATCATTTATGCATTACTTTATGTAATATTTATGTGTTATAGATAAAATCTGTGAATAGTTTCACGGTAGTCAAGGAGAGACTTGAACTCTCATGTAACCAATTACTCTTTCGACAAGGTATAAGCTTGAGGAGATACTTGACTATAACATTTACTTATGAATTCTCCACTTGGACTCTCCTTTCGGTTGTAGGCGTGAGATTTGACGCCTCGTTGTTCGGCTTTCGCCTATCCAAGAGCTGGGGAGTAGGGGACTCGAACCCCTACTTCTGCCTAACCAACTTAATCACATCGCGTAACTAGTATGATGCTTTCAGTCTTAAGGTTGGAGCGTCGTACCGTTTGACTAACTCCCCGTGTTTTAGTGAACCAGACAGGATTCGAACCTGTGACCGTCTGCTTAGAAGGCAGATGCTCTATCCAGCTGAGCTACTGGTCCATATTGTTTAGTACCCGAGGACGGGCTCGAACCGTCACGGACATTACTGTCCAAGGGATTTTAAGTCCCTCGTGTCTACCAATTCCACCACTCGGGCATTTGGTACTAAATCTAGATGTCAAAGAGCCTTGTTGTTAATTACAGTACTAATATACGAAATTAATCTGACAATAAAAAATCTGAGGGCAACTAATTTGTTAAATTGTTAAAGTTTTCTGCTTTGTAGTTCTTGATGCATTCTTCTTCCATCAACTCTACCATTTTAGAGTAAGAGATTTCTTCTCTGCTGAGTTTCCATTCCAACTCTCTTACAAATCCTTGCTTTAAGTATTTAGCCATTGTCTTTGGTGTTAAAGGTTATTGGTTTCAAGTGGGTAAAACCCAACTCCTCATTCAAATCTATATTATATGCTTCCATCTTCCTAAACATCACCTCAGATAGTGTTTCACCATCTAACAATAAACTATCTTTATCATATAGCTTTAGACTATCTAATATAGATAACATACAGGAAGCCATATTGTGTACTTTGTCTTTGCTCATCTCTCTTTTGGTGTTAAAGGTATCTAATATATCTTTAATTACGTCTAATTTACCAGTTACGTAATCGTCTTGACCCATTAAAGACATTAAGTTTAATCTATACTCTTTCAACCATTCCATGTAGTTCTTGATGCATTCTTCTTCCATCAACTCTACCATTTTAGAGTAAGAGATTTCTTCTCTGTTGAGTTGCCATTCCAACTCTCTTACAAATCCTTGCTTTAAGTATTTAGCCATTATTATGAAATTAAGTGAGGTTTGGCTTCAGCTAGTCCTGCATTTGTAACTACATTATATTCTGCTTGATTAAAATATTCAAGTAGATCATTAGCTCCAGCGTATGAGAATGCTGATTTGATTCCATCGGTTAGTCCATTGATAATAAACCTAGCGCCACCTTTAAATGGAATTGTAGTAGACTCGCCTTCAACATTACGTTGCTTTTGAGCGTGTGTAATTTTAGTCTCTAAAGATGCAGAACCGCGGTAGCGTTTGAAAAGACCTGCTGGAGTTTCTAGGATTGCACCTGGAGATTCTTTTGTACCTGCTAGTAGAGAACCGACCATAACACAGTCGGCTCCTACTGCAAGTGCTTTTGCAATATCACCTGAGGACTTAATTCCCCCATCAGCCATGATGGGAACTCCGGCTCCGTCAGCTACTTTAAATACATCCTCGATTGAAGTAACGTTTGGTACACCAAAGCCTGTTTTTACTCTTGTGGTACATAGCGATCCTCCGCCAATACCAACTCTAAGTCCGTCTGCACCCCACGTGATAAGATCTTCGGCTGCATCGGCTGTTGCGATGTTTCCTGCAATTACGTCAGTAACATCTTCTTGCAAATTTTCTTTTAGCATGCTAATAGCAATTTCCATATTCTCGTGATGACCATGTGCAACATCAATCAAAATAATGTTACATCCTGCTTCTTCAAGTTCAATTGCTCTTTCAAGATAGTCTCCTACCACACCAACGGCTGCCATAACAGGCAAGTGTGCCATTGACACATCAGTTTCTCTAAATGCAACTAGTTTTTTAACTTGAGCCACCTGTTCTTCAATAGACATAAAGCGGTGAATGCAACCAACTCCACCCATTTCCATTAGTGTTGCTGCCATTTCATATTCCGTCACAGTGTCCATACATGAACCTACAAGTGGAATATTGATTGACCAGTTTCTACTAACATTAACTGCCAATGAAATATTCTGGCGTGTTGGAATGTCAGAAAAATTAGGGATGAGCTGAATGTCATCGTACGTTAGTGCTTGCTTTCGCATTTTGTTTTTAATTTAAAAGGTAAGAATTTGATAGTTATACTATGACTATCTGTGTTTGTTTCTTAAACTTTGCCAGCAATTATAGCTTTTCCTCTACGAATTCTATTTTTGATGGTCTGAAGAGGTAGGTCATACTTCTTAGCAATGTCTTCATATTTCATATTGTTAAGTAGTCTATCTTCTAGAATACCTTTGTACATTGGCTTAAGAGTTTCGATACCTTTTAGAGCAGCTTCATATCTATTCATTAGGTCATCATCTTCATCGATCCAATCTTGTTCAGATTTGTATTCCATTTCAACAAGTAAATCTTTTGCAGAAGTTCTAGCATAATACCTAGATACTTCTATTCCACTATCTTGAAGTGCATCGATAGATCTCTTTCTATTTCTTTGACGTATCCATCCAAGACATTCATTGAATGCAATTCTATAAAGCCATGTTGTAATTTGATATTGTGGATCGTATTGATCTGCTTTAGTCCACAATTTAGTAAGTGTATTAGTGACAATATCATCTTTAGCCTCATTGTCTTTAACTACGTTAAATACGTAATTTTCTAGGCCTGGTTTAATTTTTTCATAAAGGACTTTGTAGTCTTTTTCTGATCTGGTTGTAATAAAATTTTCTGCTAGTTCTCTGTAGGATATTTTTGACATATATGCTTTTTTTTAGGTTAAACTTCTTAATAACTGTACTAATATACGAAAAATAATTGACATAAAAAAGTATTTCGGCAATTATTTTGTCTCTCAATAGTATAATTACATACTTTTTGAGAAACTTACATATTTTTAGTTAAAATCTTCATAAATTTCCATTACTTTAGCTTTTTCGCTTGGAGTTAAATTCCATATTGATTTTTCTGGAAATAATTTGTTTGCTATCATTATTAATTGTGTACTACTCATAAGTTCTAAGTTTTAATTACAGTACAAATATACGAAAAAAAACTGACATAAAAAAATTCTATGGCAGTTATTTTGTAAAAGTTATTAACAATTTTAGAAATCTTTGAAAATATCTACAACTTTGTGTAGTTCTTGAGGTTTATGACTCCACAAATCAGTAGATGCATTAATAATTCTTTTCTTAGGATCTGATTTGAATTGCTTAGCTGGATAACCAATAATAGAAAACCATTTCTTAGTTTTACCTGGCCAAGCTCCTAGTGGATAATAAGAAAGTGAAACTTGATTTTTTGTATCTGTTTCAATACATTTAATAATCTCACATCCGGGTCTAAACATTTTCTTTGAATCTAAATGTTCTATCGCCTGGTCATGTTCACCTAAACAGAATTTAATATTACCGTTTAATCGAAGCATCGCATCTTGTGCAGTTTTAGGGTCCCATGCAAAATTACCTAAATAATAGACAGTATCTTCTCTTGTTACGACTTCATTCCAGTTTGCAATTAGCTTATCTGTCATTTCATCA